GTTATACGTGAACGACACCAGGGCATCGAACTGGCCTTGTGTCAGCTTCACCCTGACAACTTTCAGCACGTCATTCTCATAACCAACAAGCCCTGTTTTCAGAAGCCTGTCAGCGGTTTGCTGGTCGATAGTCATACCGCGCTTTACTGGCTTTCCGTCAACCGGATGGGTCCAGCCATAGCCGATGGTCCACGGCGCATCTCCCGTTCCGGGGTCGGGGTAAGCAGTCAGCCGACAACCTTCAAATTTTTTTATCAGAGCAATTCCGTCAGGACTGGTTTGCATCGTCAACTCCCGCCTTTTTTGCTGCAAGTTTTTTAATCAGATTGCCGATCGAATCGGTGCCGATGTATCCAATAAAGACGCTGGCTATGTAGGCGAGGTTGCTGCTCAGGCCGATAAAGTCCAGAAGGTCACGAACGAACCAGGCAATCATCGCGCACATCAGCGCATCAATTAGCGTTTTTGTTACCGCGCCGCCGTTATAGCGACCACGCAGATACGCCATGATAAAAGCCAGCATTGCACCAATACCCTGCTCCTTGGCGGCAAGTAGCGCAGCGATGAAATCTTGTTTGTATGGCATTTTCATAGGCCTCACCTCCGATTTTCCGGATGGTGCTGTGTGTGTATGAAAAGGATCAGGCTTCACTGGCTGGATTTTCAACAAAGCACGTAGTGATTGATTCCCGTGAGCCTGAAATAAAAAACCCGCTCAAGGCGGGAATGTTAGGGTGTGGCAATGTCAGCTCTGCGGCTGAAGATACCCTGGCTGGGTTTTTGGTGCCGGTTAACGGATTTGAACCGCTACCTATTCACTTACAAGGCGACCGCTCTACCATTGGAGCTAAACCAGCATGTTTGGCGGGACAGCGTGGACTCGAACCACGATAAGAAGGTTAACAGCCTTCCGTAATGACCTTTATACGACTGACCCAAATAAAAAAAGCCACCGTTGCAACTTAAGAGTCACTAACGGCAGCTTATGCGAATAGTGTTGCTCATTTGCTCAATGATGTCAACACGTTCTATGCTACATGTTTAATTTTCTCTACACGTTTCCGGTTTTTAAACGCACTATCCAGAACTGGGTAAATCATAAACAACGAAGCATTGAGGATTTCGTCAACTTCCCGGCGACAGGTTGCGAGCGATGGTTTTTGAATACGCCCGCCGCCCCGGCATAACATCTTGCGAGGTCTTGCGACACGATGATAGTAAGATGCAATGGCATGCTTGGAAGATCCATGAGCGTAGTAGCTGAGGAGGATGCCAAAGGCTTTCTTGTCAATGCACATGACGGAATCGACGACCTGAGAAATCAACATTCCATCATCATCATTACACATTGGCCTTGTCATAACTCTTCCCGGCTCTACGCTCTCCATGAACTTCGCTATTACGCTGCTCATGCGCTTTTCCAGACGACCTGAATAAACCCATGCGCCCCACAGTTCAAGCCAGCCATTCAGCCAATCGTGCTGTTCTTTGGTGAGGTTTATTTCTCTTATGCTCATCGTCTTCCCCTCTTGCCCTGTTTGACCATCAGGACGCCGTTAACTATTACGTGACGCTCGCCTTTGCTGTCTCGGTTGTACTTGAGCACTGTTCCTCTTGCGCAGGAAAGCATCCTCGCCACTTCGGTCTGATTGCCTCGTGTCTGGATAAGAAGCTCTGGTATCGTTTGAATTGTGGCGTTCATACGTTCTCCAGTTCGGTGATTTTTATTCCAAGCCGTCCGCCTGGTACTTTCACGCCACGAATTACGCGAATGTCATCGAATTGCTCGTCGTCTTCCGCAAATCCTGCGTGGATAAGGGAATCGAGTAAACCTTTCAGGATGTTATCGAGGTCGCGGCGGCGGGAGTCTGGAACGTCTGCGATTACTTTGATGCGGAGTCGTGATTTGGTGAAAATGTCTAACTTGAGTTGGCGGATGATTTGCTGAACGTCTTTTCGGTATTTCTGGCCTTTATCGCTGATGTAGTATTGGCTTCCCCGTCTTCGCCAGTAGGTGTTCACCGACGGCGGGTATGGAAGCACAAACTGATATTCGTTCATGGCTTAATCTTCCCCTCCTTCAGCAGTATCGCCTGCGTCCTGATCACGCCTTCGAGGTGGTAAAGTCTGGCGTCTTTGTTGTCGAGAATCATTGTGCGTCGGTCGATCTCCGCGTGGCAGTCACTACAAGCCCATGCGCCGATCAGGTCGTCAGGCTTCATTCCCGTTCCGCAAATTCCAGCCATCCGGTAATGCGCCAGAACTGTAGTTTCAGGATTGCCATTGCATACGCCGTAAATACGTACCTGACATTCTCTGCCGCGTGCTTCTTTGCGTAGATTGGCCATTAAGCAGCCTCCCCTGTTACTTTCAGCATTCCGTTATCGAGCAGCTTTCTGGTCAGCCACTGTTGACCACGCCCGGTGATTTTTGTGGTGAACGATATCTGTATTCCGTGATTTGTATTGACCGCTGTTTCTTTCACTGTGAAATAGCCGCGATCCATATATTCCTGCATTGGCACATTGCGCCGGGAACCTGAAGCAATAAGGATTTTGTGATCGCGCATCCACGCAAACAGTTTGTTTGGACCAATACCGACAACCTTTGCAAAGTTTCCAATCAAAATTCCGCTGGCTTCGCCAACTCGATCGGCAAACTCAACTTTAGGTGCGGCAATTGCGAGCTGGTTTTCCAGTTGCATTTTCTGCTCAGCAAGGTCAGCAGCAAGGCGCAACGCTTCTGGTAGCGTTTTGGGGATATTAACCGCAGCGTCTTCAAGATCTCGCCAGCGGTCAACAAGGCGAGCGGTGAACTCTGGCGACAACTGGGCAACAACAACAATACTATCTCGCTTACCTTGTTCGCCTTCGAAGACGTAATGCTCGTACTGAACATTGAACCCTAAGTTATTGATTCTTTCGGAAACCTCAATTTGAGGAAGCCGGATAACACCATTTTTAGCCAGTGTTTCGATGGTACGTTTCACATTGTCATGACGCTTACCCACCAACTCAGCGATTTCAATGCTTGTCATTTTGATGGCATTGCCATTTATTAACTCATTCATCGTCTTCTTCCTCGTACATTGAGCTATTCGGATCGCTCATCAGTTCTGCACAGCAGTGCTCACACACGTGAACTTCCAGCACATGCAGCTTCTGACCGCAGTTAGCGCACGTTAAAGCTCGCTCGACACTTCCTTGTTCGTAACTTCGATTTTGGTCAATCACCTTGTTTTCCTCGCACGTTCTCTTAGCCACCGGATATCCCACAGGTGAGCCGTGTAGTTGAAGGTTTTTACGTCAGATTCTTTTGGGATTGGCTTGCGTTTATTTCTGGAGCGCTTCGTTGGAAGGTATTTGCAGTTTTCGCAGATGATGTCGGTGATGCTTCGTCGCTGTCGTCTCATTCGTACCTCCTGTCGGTAAATCTGACACCCTGACCAATAGCCCATGCTGTCGTGTACTCAATCAGGCTTGCCATGCGCTTCACGCTCATCTGCGCGCTACTTTCGCGAATGTTGACGTATTCGCCTTCAAGCCCGGGCAAAACATCAGCTTCCTGCTTTGTTGCCACTGCATGACCGCTTATCAACAAAACCTTCCATTGTTCTGGTTTTAACCATTTGCCGCACCATTGAACCTGACTTGCGATATCCGCCAGCATCGCGTGAAATTTTGCGTTCTGGTCAAGGTTGCGCTTGTAGTCAGTAATGCGGATGGTAACTGGCTTGTCTTTATCGAGTGGTGTTGCGAGGATGGCGGTGATTGCGGCTTGCTGTTGTTGCTTACTCCTGAGGAAAATTGTCTGTTTCATGGAATTCCTCAATATGTGTAAATGCTATATCCGTTTTTATTTGTCCTGGTGCCATAGCCATATAGGCTCCAGTCATCCTGTTTTCTCTCACCAAAAATATGCTTGCGGTATTCTTCCTGCTGGCGTCTCCATATTTCCATCATGTCTGGCTGGTTCTTTTCTCGCATTTTTCGAATCTGCTCAAGGATGAACTCTATTTGCTGCTGATTTGTCATGCTCACTCCTTTACTTTAAATCCAGACTCCGAATAATTCTGTTGCGCTGAAACTCATTGTTGAGTTTGGACAACCGTCGAAGAACACGGTCACGCGGATAGCGTCGTGCAGCAGGTGAATGCTCATACAACTCATCAATCGGCAAACTGGACGATGAACGATACCGATACCAACGCACCAACTCTTCACGAAAATTAGCCCTGACAAGCTCAGCTATCGTACTCATTTCTTAAAGCCTCCAATTCCCTCTCCCCCAAATAAAAAGGCCTGCGATTACCAGCAGGCCTGTTATTAGCTCAGTGATGTAGATGGTCATTGCTTCATCTCCCTTTCCATTTCATCAATGTCAACGTCATCAGGAAGGTGGGAGCAATACGCCGCTATACCATGATGATTTATCTCATACCCTTTGAACGTTACCATCTGGCGCGTAATCTCAACTTCGTTCAGGAATCCGTCATCGCATAACTGCCTGGCTATTTTCGATTTGGTCTGGATTATTGGTAGTGCCTGTTCTTTCAAAGCGCATGATATTTGTGCATCCCATGCCTTTTCGAGAATGGCTAATTGTTTTTTATTCATTGCCTTACCTCCATAAGCGCCCTATTAATAAACGCCGTCATTGGATTTGCACATCCCCACCCCGTACCATCTGGATTTCTTTTAATTGGCTCCTTCTTCACTTTGCGTTTCGCATAAATAACCGTCTTCCACTTACGCTCAACAACACTCAAATGCCCTTGTTTCACCATATGCCTTGCTGCTTGAGCGATTCTGTTATTTGGTATTCCGGTGATCAGAGCTAATTCATGTGGGGAGAATTGTTCATGAGTTTTCAGATATTCCAGGATGATTTCTTTTCCAGTCACGATCTGCTCCTGTAACTATCCCATGTAAACGCAAGGGTGCATCCGCCGCCATCATTCATCCTGTCAATAACACGCTCACCAATGAATGCCGAAAGTTCATCTTTGCTCTGATTACTAATCAGGATTGTTGGCTTCATGTATTCATATCTGGTGTTGATAATTTCGAACATGATTAGCTTTTCAGCATCACTGCCGAACTGCACGCCAACCTCATCGATTATTAACAAGTCAGGATGCGTAAATTGCCTAATGACTTCTTCTTCAGTTCTGGTTGCGGCCTTAGACCATGTTGATTTGTACTCTCTGGCAATTTTCAACGCAGTGGTAAATATCACAGAGCTTTGATGCTCGATAATGGCGTGCCTAGCGATAGCCAGTGCAAGGTGGTTCTTTCCAGTTCCAGGCTTACCACACATGACCAGTCCGCCACCTTTCTGAAGGCGTTCAGGCCACTTACTGGCATATGCCTGGCATACCTTAAGAACTCGCTTTGCATCATCGTTAACAGGCTCATAATTCTGAAGAGTGCAATTTTTGAACCTCTCTGGAATATTGAGAGAATTCAACAAATATTCAATTTTTGATTGTCTTGCTCTTTGTTCTGCCTGCTCACGTTCAATCTCTTTCTTACGAATTTTCTCCTCAAGGCACTGTGGGCACTCAGATTTACTTGAAGTAATTCTTTTTCCTGAGATGGTCAGATATTTCTCATAGGAAGTATATTTACCGTGTTTCTCGCACTCTTCCACTGTGCTGGTAACTGACATTCCATCTGATGCTGATCCAATTTTGCTAAACTCAAGTTTCTGTTTCAGATCAGAAATGTCATTGATTTTTGAGTCTACAAGTTGCCTTTGCAGTGCCAGATTGTAACCATTTGTCGTATTCATATTCACTCCTGCGCCCATGAAGGCATTTCAGTTTGCCCGTAATCTTTGGCGGCAAAGTTTTCCTGCATAGCTCGCTGCTGCGGCCTCGGTTGAGATTTCCCCTTTGGAGTCTTGGGTTCAAAAATCCCCTGCCAACCACTGGCGATGCTCTGGTTTATAATTTCTTCAGGTGTATATCCCTTCTCCAGACTTCTGCTTAGAACGTTGATAGCCTGAGTGACACTTTGCTTAGACTTGATCGACTTACCTATCTCCTTGCGATAGGTAACCCACGACAACCATGTTTCTGCTGATAACCAATCAGGCAACTCTGTTTCTAGCGGGTCGAACTTCTGAGAAACTTTTTTGGGGGATATAGGGGGTTTATTAATATTTTCTTTTGTCTTTAAAGAATGTCTTTTGTGTGTCTCTAACTTCGAGACATTGAGTGTCTCTAATTTGGAGACATTTTTTGTCTCTAACTTCGAGACAAAGTTGCTAACTTGGAGACACTTGCTGAATTGCCACGCAGATACCTCACTGTTTACACCGATTTGATTTCCATCCATAAACAGGCAATTCATTGAAATCAGTTCTTTTTTAGCCTTGTTAACATTCTGCCTTGACAGTCCTGTTAACTGAGCAATTTGCTCATCGGCTATTCGATCTGTTTTCTTATTGAATCCATATGTTTTCCGGACGTAGGCCAGCATAACTTTCAACTGGCGAGCGGTTAAATCAGCACTTGCGATAGCTTCCAGCAGCTCGTTAGCGAATCTG